ACAAGCGGAGGTTTAGTAGGGTTCTTCTTCCCGAATACAGATTCTACGAATTTCTTGAAGTCGGGTAAAAGTTCCATTTGGCTATTCTACACCTAGTAACTTGCCCTTATAAAACATGGTTCCGTCATGGATTGGAAGCATTTCGGGGTGGAAAGCACCATCACCCTCTTGGTAGTAAATAATCCCAAGCCCCTGTTGCCAATCCTCTACGCAGGTGATTGGGCGACCATCTAGGTCCATGCCACCCTTGGTAGATGGCACCATACCGTCCACACGGGCTAGACAGCCAAAGGAGATGGCGGCAATGGTCTTTGGACCATCCCAGTCGCTACGGGTGCGCTCAGCCCACTCACGGCGGTGAATATGACCATAGACCACAGATGACTTTTCTGTGCCTAGGTACTTATGGGCGGTAGAGCCACCCGAAGCCACCTTGGTTCCATGGATAATCTTGATGCGGTTGTTTAGCCAAAACTGGCTGGCTGGGTATCCAGCGAAGTACTCCACCCCAAAGTCCTCAAAACGGCACAGGAAGGGAATAGAGAGCACTGGGAAGGAGGTAGGGGTATTACCCTGCTTCAACCCAAATGCGGCTTTAGCATTGTCAATGATGTAGTTCGTAAGACGAATCTCATGGTTACCTTCCATCCAGATAATACGAGCATAAGGAGCCGCATCTCTGATTTGGGCGCACAACGTGGTTAGGTAATCAATTGTTGCTTGGGTAGTCATAGAGAACGCAGGACTCAACCGATACTTTGACATCTCTGGAAGGTCAGCGTTATCTCCGTTGAGGGCTACGATGTCAGGCTTTTCTGCCTTGATAACTGCAAGTGCGTAGTCCATTGCAACTGGGTCGTGGGTACTGACCAGTTCTCCATTTGCATTACGAAAGAACCCAGCCTGGATGTCAGGAAGAACAACACATTTCTTCCAAGTAGACACCGACTGTTTAACAGTAACTTTAGGCAACTTAATTGCAGGACCTTGGTTAACAGGGTCCCACTCAGGACCTTCTGCCCACTTAGGTGAGAACTGAATAGCCGCAAGGTCATGGATTTGTGCTTCACCATCTTGGTCTTTAGTCAATGACTGATAAAGGCTTACACGTTTTACAGAACCAATTTCATTGATGTCAATGTTTTGACGGTCAAGGATTTCTACTAACTTGCCAAGGGCTTGTGCTTTGGACTCAGGGGGTGTGGATAATTTATCGGCTAATTCGCTCACAAGAGCACTCCTTGTTTACGTGGCGTTGAACAGTTGAAACACTTACAAAATGACCAAAAGAATCAAGTACTTTTGATAACCATGAGGCGCTAAACCTTTTGGACTTTCCCATCCCAGCATCTTGACGAATACCGTCAACTGCTTTATCTAGGGCTTCCATCTCTTCCGCAGAGAGGAGGTCACGAATCTGTGAGAATTTGCAATTCACGCCTATACCGTGTGCTTGTGGCGTTTTTAATGCCTCAACAAGTGAATGTGTTTCCACTGGTATTCCTTCTGTTAGTGCGGTTTATTCACAAACCACATCACCAACATACTATCATCCCAGTCAGGCTGTCAACTACTGCTTATCTACATGCCAGTCAATGTGGTCGTTAAGGCGGTCCCCAACTTTATCAACACTACTTTGTACTTTATTTAATTGTTGCATTACTTGACCGTGGTCAAGGGAGTTAGCCTTTTTCATTGTTTTAAACTCTTTAATGGAAAAACCAAAGGTTGTTATTACCGCAACGATAATAGTGGCAAGTGCGGGGTCCATGTATTACATTCCATGTCCAGCATCAAAGTGCTGACGGCGAATGCGAACAGGAACGTCAGAGGCTTGACCAGCAGTGTGTGGGCGTACAAACCCAAACCTATTGGTATGAGGATTTAATGCATATTCACCTGAACCAAAAGAACCACGTTGTTTTTCAGTTAGGACACCAATGTGCCCTTGCTCTGGGTCTGCCCAACGAGCGTCGTCACGGTCCATGTCAAATGTTGGTGCAGTAACGGTACGTCCTGATGAATCTTCAACAGTTAAAAATTCGTGAGGAGTGTCTTTCTTCTTTTTTGCAACTGGAACAGCAACGTTACCACCACCTTCTAGTACCTGTTCAATACGTGGGGCAGTCGTAAGTTCACTAACGCTACGTGTAAGATTAACGCTTCTGTACGGAATGTCTTCTTCTTTATCCACAACACCACGCATGTCTTCTTTTGTGTATTCAGATGTAGATGCACCAGGAAGGTGTTGCAAATCTTTTGGAATCATAATGCCACTTGGATGTTCTTCGTATTCTCCAATAAGAGTAGGAGCCGTAGGAAGTTTATGCCACGGGATGTCACTCAAAGTGTTTCTACGGAACACGGGGTGAAGACCTGCTGCCCAAGCCTCTTCAGCGTGGCTTCGTTGTGAGTCACGAAGGTGTGCCAAGAAAAGGTCAGGGTGTTCTGCGCCAAACTCAGTACGAACACGTTGGGCACGTTGTGAAGCATCATTTGAAAAACGACCTGCATCACTAAGACAGTTTTCTCGGCATCCAGGTGTAGAGCAAGAACCGCAAGTATCAGCAACTCCCGATGTACCAGCAGGTGCCAGAGCAAGTGTGGCTTGTAAACCACGCTGTGCCATTGGGTTTGTAGAAGTTTCGTTTTTATTTGTCTTTGTGTTGGATTTTTGACCAACCAATAGTTGCAAGTTACGACTAGCGCCTCTGGACTGTGCAAACTGCTTGAACTGTGCGCCAGCACGGGCTGGTGGAATGCGGCTTAGGTCAGTATCAGAAACTTGCTGAAGAATTTTAAAAAGAGGAGTTGCCACAATTATCCCTGTGAGTACCTGAGTTGGCGGTTTACAGATGTTTCTGAGTTACCACGGTTACCTTGGCGGTACGCCTCTTTACCAGCACCACGGTATTTTCCAGCAGGCTCACGGCGCTTGTGTTCATCAGCACCATTACCAATGTCCGTAGAACGACGGGCTTCTTTAAACACTTGAGGCTTAAATTCATCCAGAGGGTCGGTGAATACTTCTCCCGTACCTTCCATGGTCTTTTGTTGTGCTACTTGGGCTTGAGAACCACGGCGCTGTGGTACGTATTTGTTACGTACTTCAGCCTGAGAATACGTGTAGGACTGTCGGGAGGCATGGAAAGAAGATTTCCGAGAGCGACCAACATCAAATTTATAAGTACCTAATGCACCTGCGTATACAGGAGAAATAGGTAAGCCAGAGACTGATGAAGTAATAGAAGGTAAACCTACCCTCTGTACGTCTTGTTCTCCACTATCCCCAGTAGTGGGTGCACCACTGTCTCCTGTGGCAGGGGCACCACTTGGTGGAGCGCCTGCGTCCATTATTTAGTCGTTTACGACAGTTGGGTTTGGACGGTTCATGTGAGCACCTGTATTGAAGGCATACTCAAACTGTGGCATTGCATCGCCACTCATTGCACCCTGTACAAAGTCTGACAAGACTGTTGGGGCTTCAATCCAAGCGGCAGAGCCTACGTGAGCACGTTCACGCATGGTGTCCATTGCATGCTTAAACTGTGCTTCAGGATTGCTATGGTTCATGCGACCACCATTAGGTGAGGTGTCCATGTATGCACCCTGAGCGAAGTCATGAGGAACATCAGTGTCTGTTGCAACACCTTCTTCAAAACGAAGAGGTCCTTTATTCATTGGGATGCTAGGAGCAAAACTGCTCTCAAAAACGTTAACGCCCTTTTCAGGGAACATTGGGTTTGGTGATACGGTCACTTAATCCTCCAAATAGGGATGTGGTTTACTTAATACCACTTTACACTACTTTAAGGGTATCTACCTGAAAAACGGATTTTCGCTAATCATAATCTGAGGCATAGTATCTTGAATGGTCATATGACAGGCAATAGCCAAGGAGTCTGGGTAGTCATCAAAGGCTCCCTTTTCATTCGGGGCGGCGGCAAGCATATATGGACCTCTGTATACCTTTTCAAGGTCTGACATTTGTTGGTTAAAACGTTTCCAAGTACGGTTGCGGCGAGCCTTACTATGACCAGGGATAATCAATTGCTCACGCTGGATAAGTTCAGTTAGATGAACCCATCGTTCGTTTTGAGCCTTGGAATCAGAAGACACAGCAAGAACCTCAATGTCGGGAAGAAGGACCTGTAGGCGTTCCGCCACAGCACCACCAACACCTTGGGCGTCAACACCCATACGTAACACATCATAGTTACGGATGAAGTCAATTATTTCAAAGTATTGGGTTTCCCATTCTTCGTTGTTAATCTCAAGCCAGTTGAGGATTCGGTGCTCATAGAAACCAAATGGGTCTGGGTGGTCCCAGTCAACCCAAAGAACTGTGACAACTGTAGAGTCGTTTGCACGAGCAACGTCAATACCAATAACAACTGGTGTTCTCCACCATTGCTTTACAAGACCCATAGAAGGGTCATACAGGCGGTCCATGCGCTCTTCGGTAACAAACATACCTTTTTCAAGAATCCATTTGTTTACATAAGACATCTGGAATTCGTCTGAGTCCTCACCAATACGCAGTTTTTCTTTAGAAATAAACTTGCCGTAGTTATCATTATATTTTGATGCGGTCTTATAGTCATATTCAAAATGACATGGACGAACTTTGCGACCACTTACAGCACGACGTTTGTTGTACTGAATTGCCTTATAGAAATAACATTTGTTTCTACTAGCCGTTCCAGTTAAACAAATAGAGCCGTTGTTGAACGCCAACATGGGTTTGATTGATTTGTTAACCATGAATTCGTCGGCTTCCTGAGCCTCGTCAATAAGAACAAAATGGTAGGTTTTAGATTCAATCTTTGCCTTGGGGTTACAGGTCTGCATACGGCAGAGTGACCCAGAGTGCTTCAAAGTGATGATACGACCACGTCCACGAGTACCACCCGATGTAGCCTTGTCATCAATCTCAGGGTCAAGTAGGAAGTCCAGAGCGTGGTCACTTGTCAGTTTTGAGACAATACGCCCAAACACAGTTTCAGCCTGTTCTTCGGTTGGTGCAAATACTCCAACCCAAAAGCCCTTAGCAAACTTTCCTAACCATGTTGGGTAGATGGGAGCCAACTTTGGCAAGATGACCATCATGCCAGCCATAACTGCTGACAGTACTTCAGATTTACCTGACTGGCGTGTAGCCACCACTGTCAGTTCTTCACCGTCTCCTAAGACAATGGACTCAATAATGCGGTAGGCAATAGGCACCTGATAAGGGAAAAACTCTATATCGCAGAACTCTTCGGTAAATACAAGCAACCTTTTTACAAGGTTGTCTAGGAATTCCGCAGAGGTTTCGTCAAGTTCCTCTACTATCTCTTCCGCAAGTAGTTCTGTTTGTTCTTCTTCTGTTAGCACAATACAATAATAGTCTAACTACGTCGCTCTAATTCATCCCAAATGGAATTAATGGCAGTAATGGCTTCGGTTACGGTTTCTTTGTTGCCATTTCTGAAGCGCCATTCATCAAATGCTTGACCAAAGGTCATGATGGAACTATCAAGCCACCCCACTAATGCTGGTGTTTCCATCTTGGATACACGACTGTCTGCTTTATCTTTTAGTTCTTTATTGAAGAAACGCATTACCAATTCCCGATGTCTGTTGGTCTAGTGTCCATAAACCTAGCACCTAAAACCCCAAGTTCTGCTTCTTGCTGGTCTTTGTATTTCGTTTTCTTGCACAAGCCTATTTGAAATGATTTTTTGTGTAAAGATATTTGAAGACCTTTACCAATGCGCCAAGGTTCATCTATTTCACGCATAAACCCAGAGCCAACGTACAGTTTCTGGGATTTATCGTAATCTCTTGTAATCCAATACACAGGTCCTGCTGACTGGACGCTATTGATGGTGTCTTTAAATAGAAAATAACCGAATAGGACTATATCTAAAATCCAGTATGGGCTTATGAAAACGGTAAAGGCTACTGAAAGGATAAAACCAATTAAAGGCCAATATGGTATTGCTTTTTTAAAGCGAGAAAACAGACGGGTCATTAAGTTTTCTGTAGTCAGGATAGTTGGTAGTCCATGCATCAATTGTTTGCCCTTTTGAATCTGATTGACAAAAGTCTAAGTATACCGAAGGGGGCACGTTGTAATACGCATATATATCTTCAGTTTTACGTTTTCCATTTTTACGTGTTCCACCAAACTGTACATACGCAGTACCAGTCAGCCCAGTCATTTTATTAGGTACAAAACGATGTTTAATAACACGAGTACTTAGTTCTGGACCTTGGTAATAGTCAGGTTCTGGGATTGAGATAACTGTTTTAGTATCAAACAAAGAATTATATTCTTTATTAGATTCATCAATCTGCTCTTGGAATTGCTGACCTTTTTCAGAAAGACCACCACCCGTCAACCATGACGGGGTAGGGCTACTTGTTTCAATGTCATCCCAGTTTTTACGAAGACGTTCACGTCCTGCTGGTTGAATTCCTGGTGGTTTACGAGGCATCTGTTTAGCCTACCGTATTATTCAGGCTTTGGAATTGCTCGCCATGCGGCTTCAAACTTTGCAGCGTCTTTAGCCATCTCTGGAGAAAGTTCTACATGCAACCACTTGCCCCCAAAACTTCCAGCGTTATCATCCTTGGTGAAAATCTTTACCCCTTTAGAATTTTCTCCTCTTGAGCACCTGAAGCCTCTTCCATAACCCTGCACTTTGTCCTTGACGTTTGTGTCAAATGCGTAGTCGTGGATTTCTTCAATGCCAAGTTCTAACGTGTGTGCCAACAAGAAGTCCCACATAGCAACGCCAACCTTACGGTCAGTGTACCCAAGGTCTATAGCGGCTCCAGTGGCATGAACAGACATCCACTTTTCCATGCCTGGGTCACCAATCTTCTTACCTTCGGTATGAGAATTTCGCATCAATCGGGCAACATAAATTCCCATATTGGTGGCTTTGTATCTCTTGGCACAAAGTTCGGCTAATTTTAAGGTTCCAGGCTGTGCCTTTTTTCCGTCAAAACTGGGGTAATAAGAGTATTTTCTGGTCATGAATACAGTTTATCTTAAATCAATCATGCATGAATACCCAGTCGTCTTCTTCGCCATCCCACCTGTACATTTTTCCATCAGCAGGCATTGCATGCGGAGGTTCCCAAGCGTTATTTACTAAAACCCATGACTCGTAAGGCTTTGGAGACAAGTAGTTTACACCATCATAGAAATCGCCGATACAAACATTGAGTGCATCGTTGTCACCTATAAAGATGTACATATCGGGATTGTCAAATGCGCTAACTATTTCTTCTTCAGCAACAATTAAGTTCTCAACGATGCTTTCGCTATTTAATTTTGCCCAAACATTATTGCTTGGTTCTACTTCGGGGATTTCTACATTAAACATTTACACCCCAAAACACTACTGAGCCGTTTCCGCCTCTACCGCCTGCATAGTAAGTACCGCTTAAATAGCCACCGCCACCGCCGCCACTGCCGTTACCATCAGAACCAGCAAAGCCAGCCTGAGCGCCAGCCCCTCTGCCTCCAGAATAACTACTTCCACCCCTACCTTCAAAACCTCCGTAATTTCCGTGGTAACTACCACCACCGCCTGCGCCAAAAACGCCAAGAGTACCACCAGGGAACATCATTGGTAAACCCGCTCCACCATCTCCACCTGTATATAATGATGCGTGCGAACCAGCACCTCTAGAACCACCGCCACCTCCGCCTTTGTATGGGTTCCCTGTGTATCCGTAACCACCATTTGTGGCGTAATAACCATTTCCGTAGTTCATTTCGCTTCCTGTGTTCACTCCTGAATAGGAATGACCGCCCCCGCCTCCGATAGCATTGCCACCGTAAATACTAACACCGCCTGCGTTTTGACCGCCTCCACCGCCTCCACCGCCTCCATAAAGAAAATGGTCAGGGGGATTAGGGGTAATAACTCTAGTATCTCCCCCTGTACTTCCTTTCCCACCACTTGTACCGCCTGCTCCGCCTGCGCCAATAAAGATTTCGTATGTGCCGACAGGCATGAATACCTGTTTATATTCATTTACTCCGCCTCCGCCTCCGCCTCCGCCAAGTGAGCCACCGCCACCTCCACCGCCTGTAACAACAATGTCGCAAAAACCAGCAGATGTACAAACAAAAGTTCCACTCGCCTTGTACCACATATAACTTCTGCCTTCGTAACCATCTACAGCAAGTGTGTAATCACCTACTGTTGGTGCGCCTGTATAAGTGCCTCTCGGTGCCGTACCAGCAGTAGGTGCCCAAGCAGTACCGCTATAAATAAATAGGCTATTTACATCCTGCAAATATGTAAGCATTCCTTCAGTTGGAGAAGGAATAGCAGTAGAACGAGCAGTCGCATTGGCAAAAATTGGGATATGTGCTGTACCAGCACTAGTAGCGTAAGTGGCATTAGTAGCATTAGTAGCATTAGTGGCATTAGTGGCATTAGTGGCGCTACCAGCAGTGGTAGCGTACGTAGCAGTCCCAGCACTAACGGCAGTGGTAGCATAAGCATTATCTGTCTGTAGCCAAAAGACATTAGTTAAGTTAGTGTCATCTGACGTTACAACTATCTGGTCACCAATAGCAGGGACAGCCCATGGTGCTTTGCGCCCAATATAAGAGATTGCTACTTCAGAATCAGCGCCCAGCAATGCTGGTATTTTTACACGGATTTCTCCTGTGGTGCTATTTGAAAAGGTAACAAGTGCCCTATGTATTGGGTGTGCGCTATGCATTATTCTTCTGAGATAGGGCTATCTGACGCATTTGACATCTTTTGCAATGCGGCTTTATAAGCAATGTTTTCAAGGGTAAGGCGCTTTACTTCTTCAAGTAGGCCATTGATGAGGTCATCAGTTTGTAGTTCCATTTAAGGCTCCTTTGTTATGTGGTAAGTGTAGCAGGTGCTACCCTGCAATCTCCATAAGGGTGATGTTGCTAGGTGTATTGCCCACCTGTGTATAAACATCGCCTGAACCTGTAGAACTATTCATATCAGTCCTAAAAGTTACCGCACTTGTTGTTGCTGGTGATGCAAGAACATTTTGTGAAAAGTTGCTATAAATAACATTAGAAGCAGACATTAAAGCATAAGACCAAGTTTGCAAAACCGTATCTGACCCGCCAATAGTTTGTACGAGTCTTAAACCCAAAGTAACACCACCACCACTTGTACTTGATGTTTGTGTAAACATAACAAGAATTTTACTTGATGTTGATTTAGGTGTGATTGTTGCCGTTAACCCAGTAGAACCAAAAGTTCCATTTGATTTTCCAGTTTGGGTGCTATATGTCCCAATAACAACTTGCAACACTGTCCCGTTGGTTGGCGTAGTAGCAGAGACATACCGCCATGATGTGCCGTTCCAAATAGCCACCATGTCCGTGTCGGTCTCGTAAATCATTTGACCCTCGTAAGGAACCGTAGGGCGACTTGTAGACAGACATACGCCAGGGCGCATGCCCGTAGAAAGATTAGATACTGACATTACTTAGCCCCAGTTGAATTATTACTAATAGCCATCGTTAAACCCTATACCCATAAACATTTACTGTTCCAGTTATGGTGCTTGCGCTTGTCGTAAATGTTAAACCTGTTGCAACGCTAACAGTGTTGAAACATTCACCGCCAATAGGACCGATAGCAGGGATGGCGGCACCATTAGATTTCCCCCCGCCATAGTAAGCAAATTTTGTTGGCATTATTTGAACATCAAAAAAAGCATTATCTGGTGTTGCTGTATAGTAAGAGTTGGGGATAATGATGGTGTATGCAGTTCCATAAGCACCTGAACCGATTGTACTCCCACCATAATTAAAATGGCTTTGTTGATAAGCATAAGTGTTGGTAGTAATAGTCCCACCAGAGTTTCTAACCTGTAAACGAATCTCTTTCCCAGTTTCGGAACCACTATTTGTAATGTTAAACACAACACGATAATTGGTGTATAAAGAACTAAAACAATCTATAATACCAATACTTGACGCAGCGGTAAATGTAACTGTCCCATTTGAAGAAACAGTTACTCCCGTACCAGTAACAGCAGGAGTTATGAGTTCTAAACCCTGTGGGTTTTGTGCAGGACTGTTCGGGATAACCCACGCCGTACCATTCCACACAAGCAACTGGTCCGTGTCCTTCTGAAAAATCACTTGACCCTCGTAAGGTGATGCAGGTCGTGCAGCCGCATTGTCTATAACGCCTGGTTTGATTAGTGAACTAGCACCGATTTGTTGCGTTATACCCATAACTATTGCGCCTTAATGATGTAGTTAAGAATGATGGTTGGCTGAACATTTCCTGCCGTACCAGTTCCATAATTAGATGAACTATGTGTATGTGTTGCCATTGATGAACCGAAACCTGAACCAGTCGCTTCAAAGCCACTTCTAAAATTGACATCACCAGTTGTGTTTGAACGGGCGAAACTGTCGGCAGTACCATTAGCAGAATAAACACTTCCACCTCTTACTTCGTGTGTATGTGCGCCACCAGTAATTGTGTGAGTATGCAATTGAGGGTTTTCGTTACCACCAGTAGCACCAAGTGTTGTACCTGTGATACCTGAAACAGCACTAGTGATTCGGTTAATAGCCGTACCGCCCATATCATCTTTACCTGCAACAGAACGACCACGCATATCGGGAATAGCAAAAGTAGTAGAACCATCACCAGCACCATATGTAGTTCCAATAGTGGTAAACAACACAGGATACTGTGTACGACTAACTAACTGTCCAGAACACAACAACCAACCAGCAGGGGCAGTTGCACCAGCAAATGGGTTTACAACACCAACAGGAACAGCCCCCGCACTACTTAATGCAGCAGAAATAGGCATTAAACTTCCTTAACCCAGCCCATTGCCATCACGGATACGGCGCTGGCGCTATCACTGTAGCCCCAAAGACGTTCACCAGCGGTTAGTACTAGACCTGTATCCCATACAATTGTGTCAAAACCACCAATAGGAAGCGCCGAGAAGAAGCGGTTGCTTGGAGTTTCTGTAGTGCCTACGCCCATGTATACAAGCCTATCTACACCAGTAGTATTGCAAATAGTCATTTGTTTAATAATCCATGTCTGCCCAGAAGGGACAGCGGTGGTGCCAAGTCCAGCGCTAGAGGCACCCAACGTTGATGGTCCAAAGAACCTAGTTTCATTACGGTCACCGACAGCCATTACATCATCTCCATTAACATTATTGCACCTGCTTGGTTATTAGACAAAAAGGCGTTAGGTCCTAGTTTTGCGGCGGTTATATTACTATCTGCAATTTTAGCAGTAGTTACAGCGGAATCCGCTAACCCTGAAACTACCATACCGCCAGCGTTCTCTACGCCTGAAATAGTTACGTTGATAGTAGAACCAGCGCTAGACCTGGCTGAGATAAAATCACCCGAAGTCATTACCTGTGATACATCCAGTAATATTGTCTCATTAGCCGCTAATGCCAAAGAGTTAAATAAACGGTTGGCTGTGCCAGCAGTTTGTGTAACGGGTACCAAAGAGATACTGATAGTGGCAGTTGCAGAAGCGCTTGTATTAGTTACAACAAATTGTTTAATCATTGTAGTAGTAGTTTGAGCGGTTGGGCATATATACAGGTTTGTCTCAGTGTTAGCCGTAAGTACAGATGGTCCTGCTAGTCGTTTTTCTGTAAAAGCCATTGATTATTTCTTTTCCATTTTTTCCTGAAGTTCTTCAATGTATGCTTCCATCAAAGCAGTTTTATGATTCAACTCAGCCAATTGACGCATCAAGGAGTTAATTACTTTTTGAGGGTCAACTTGATGATTTGGTTGTTCTTGTGTTTCTTGTTCCATTATATTCCTCCTTCCAAAAGTTTTAGCCTAGCATCTAGTTCTTGCAAAGCCTTTACAATAGGTGGAACTAATTCAATTTCATTTATGTATTGACGGTCACTAGGGGTTAAAGGCATTTCAGGCCCACCTAAATCCCAAAGGTTTGTATCCCGTGTCTCCCCAACAGAATCTAGTGCTTCTTTTATATCTTGGGCTAGGAACCCATAAAAGATTTCTTCTTCAACTGCTTCGGGGTCGTCATCATTTCTTTCAGTCAAACGCTTAAACTCAACTGGTTTAAGAGCATTGATTAAATTAAGACCGTATTCCAATGGTTTAATTTCCCTTTTGTAACGACTATCTGACGCAGTGAAAGAACCAAAGTAATAGTAAAAGTTCCATGTTGAGTTTTGCCTATAAACACCAAATTGTGAATCGTCAAGTTGCATCCATGTAACAGCATTTTCAGGGAAGTTTATTCCAGCCCAACCGTTGTTTTTACTCCACACCGACATAGAGCCATAACTCCCGTATTGAATGCCAGTATGAAGGCCAGCAGACGCATAAAACCTTTTGCTGCCATAAACACGGACATAGGTAGAGTCTTCCATGTAGATACCACCACCATATGTTTGGTTATACCAGCCAGTAGCACCTGTTGAACGAAACCATCCTGTTGCAGATACAGACCCAACATCAGTCACTCCTGTAGCGCCTGATGCTACATAACCCAATGTGGTCGTAGCGCCTGCCACTGCAAGAGTAGAACTAATAGTGAACGCACCGTTTACCGTTGCAAAACCATTGCCTACTAACAAAGTGTTGCTGTTATTGCCCCCGATATAGACGTTTGAATCTGAACTTGACCTTAAATAGATATTTCCATCAGAAGCACTATTGTTCAAAAGCAAATAACCTCTGTTGCCTGCTATCCCGCCCCATGTAGCGGTATAAACTTGACCAACAGTTAATCCTGATGTAGGGGTAGTTAGATACACTTTTGCAAATGTTGGTGAATCTCCTGTACCTACTGATTGTCCAATACTTATTGTCACTGCACCCGTACCGCTTGAAACAGAAACGCCCGTACCAGCAACTGCTGAAGTAACTCCAGAGTTTGTTACAGTGACATTGCCTGTTGCTCCAGAAATACCAATAGCGGTACCTGCTACAACGGTAGAAACATAATTACCCGTTGTATCTGTGCCTAAAACAACTGACCCATCAACAAATGTTGATACACCAGTAGTACCTAATTGAGAGACTCTACGAATACCAGTCATTATGCAGGTCCTATATCTTCCACAAACAAAAATGCTTTAGTACTGGAACCCCTGCTTGCATATCCATTTGCTCCAGTAGCCTGCAAAGTTGCAACGACATTCTGTGCGCCAGCAGTAATTGTTCCAAGCCAAATAAGATTAATAAATCTATTAGTAACTCCAGAAACATCTAATTGTTCAAAGCACTCGTTAAGAAGTGTTCCAGAAATGTTTGTTAATCTTATTCTTGCTGCTATATATGCACTTGCATTAGTAGGAAAAACATCAGGCTCAAAATAGGTTATTTTGTATAGCCTGCCAGTTACGGCAGTAAAAGAAGAACCAGTAATCTGCACTTCTTCAGAAGTAATAGTTGTGTCAGAACCTGTGGCACTGTTGTAGGACATTACTCCCCAGGCAACATTCCAAGGTCGTGAAGCCATAGTTGCTATTTGTGTTGTGTTTGTCCCAGCGGAAGCAGTAGGTGCTAATGGAGTGCCAGTCAGGGTTGGACTAGCAAGTGGTGCTTTTAACGCAAGGTCAGAAGTAAGGCTTGCTATCTTGCTTTGAGCGATTGCAGCCGAAGTGTTAATATCGGCATTTAAGATGGTTCCGTCAAGAATCATTGTTGAAGTAACGGTTCCCGTATCGGCAACGGTGACGGCGGTGCCAGAAATCTTGGTTTTATCTATAGCCGCCGATGCGTTGATGTCTGCATTGACAATTGCTCCATCAGCAATCTTGGCACTTGTAATAGCATTGTCTGCAATGTAGGTAGCCGTAGATGCAAGAGGACCATCGTTTAAGACACCTGAGACTGTCAGGTTAAGCGCCGAGTTTGTAGAAGCCAGCGCCCTGAGAGTCTCTCCAGTTGTGAGTACTTGAGACAAGTTGATAATCACCGTGTCATTAGCCGCTACTGACGTACCACTGAATAGAGCATTACTAGCAGAAGCAGTATTAACGTAAAAAGTAAATGTAGCCGCAGTTCCTGTAATGTTCGTTACGACTAATTGTTTAATGATTGCGGAATACCCAGTTGGAACTGTATACAGCGCACTAGCCGCTGATGTTGTCAGCGTTGTAGGGGAAATGAAGCGTGTCTCTACGAATGGCATTAGTACCTCACTATATAGTTTAGAACCATTGTTGGCTGCATTACGCTATGAGATTCAGCAGCAGATGCAGCCGTGTTGGGTTGGTTGCTCATCGTTACAGAACCTGAAATTGAACCAGCAGGGGTAAAAGAGTGTGCATGACGAGCAGAAGCACCACCCGTACTGAAGTTGTGTTGGTGGTTCGGGTAAGAACCTGTATGGTCAGCATACGAACCTCCTCCACGACCTACTGCATGGTTATTTTCCATTGTTGTACCAGCAACACCTACAACTCTCAAGAAGTCTGTGTAAGCGTTCATTGAAGTAGTGCCAGAGTGTGAGTGGTCTGGAGAATCATTTCCCGTTGTGCTACCAGTACCCGTAAAAGAACCGCTAAATGAAGCAGTATTGTCATGGGAGTGAGCAGGGACTCCTGACTGTGCGGAAGTCAAAGTTACATACTGTGACCCAATAACTGTTCCAGAACTATTGGCAATATCAAGGCGAAGAGCGTCTGTGCCGCCCATATTGTCAATACCAGCAACCGTACGACCACGAAGGTCAGGAAGACAGAAGTCAGTTTCTGCTACGACACCAGTATTGTAAGTAGTTGAAAGAACTGCGAACAAAGCGGCATAGGTTGTTCTAGATACCGCTTGTCCGTAGCAAAGCAACCAACCTGTTGGTGCCGTAGAACCAGCAAACGGGGTAATCATGCCCACTGGTAGACCTACACCAGCAGCAAAGGTAGCCGTGGTTGCGCCAGAACTATCAATAGCCATTACAGATGCGCCAGAAGAGTTCTTAACCTCAAAAATAGTAGAGGTTGACCCTGATACTTGCTGGATTAATACTGAATCAGCGCCAACGTTAAATTGTGGTGCTGTGTCTACACGCCTACGAGCCATTAGTTAGTCTCCATACGCAATAATACCGTAACATCATATAACTGATTAGAGGCGTTGTTTACTTTGTCCACGACAACCCACTTTTCACCGTCGTATGTCCATGTCTTACCACCGACTGTGTAGGTCTGATTTGCTGTAGGGGAGTTTGGAAAGTCAATAGCCATTATGCGGGTCCTATATCTTCTACTAAAATATGCGTAATGGAATCAGAAGAACGAGAACAGATACCTGAACCACCACCACTTGCTTCAAGGGTCCCACAAACAGTTACAGAACCAGATAAAGATGTTGTTATGCAAAAGTTAGTTGTATTGTTTCTTTGATTAATAATTGCATTTTCTGAAAAATTCAGAATTGTTCCAGAGATATTTGTCAACCTTATCCGTGACCTAATAAAGTTAACTGTTCCGCTAAGTGTTGAAACGCCCGATTCAAAGTATGTAATTTTATATCTGCGACCAGCAATAGCAGTAAATGCACTTGTTGTCAACATTACTGTTTCACTAGAAAAACCAGCCGAGTTAGATGTTGCTTGTTGATATGCAATAGTTCCCCATGCTGTATTAAAAGGTTTACTTTGCCAAGAAACACCATTGGTAGCAGTAGAGTCAGCAACAAGAACTTGGTTATCTGTGCCTACTGGCAACTTGGCTACAACATCTGCTGTAGCACCTACAAGAAGGTCGCCTTTAGTATCAATGACTGTATTAGTGCTGTCAGAAGCCCATGAGACCCCCGTAGCGGTACTTGAGTTAGCAATAAGCCTTTGGCTGTTACTTCCTACAGTTAAACGGTCTACGGTCTGTGAGGCAGTTCCAAGGATTAAATCACCTTTAGCCTGAACAATTCTTGTAATGGGGTCGTAGGAAGCGCCTGCGCCAATTTCAATCCACTGGGAATCATAGTAAATAAAGGTAAGACCACTATCAGATTCAAACCAAAGCGCTCCAGCAGTAGGGGACACTGGTGGTGTATCAGAGACAGTAATACTTGCTCCACCACCAGCAGAAGCGTTAGTCCACAAACTTGTAGCAGTATTATATTTTAATACTTGACCATCAGTAGGGCTAGTAATAACAACGTCACTGAGACTATCAATAGGTATATTTGAAGGCACATAAGACGATGAACCAGTATTGAAAGCAAGTACTTGCCCGTTAGTTGCACCAATCGGTTGTATTTTTGTTTGGTTACCGTTGCTCCAGTCAGTCCATTTAAGTTCTTGAGGAAGTAGTTCTGCCTGATAAACGGTGTCATTGATGACTACTTCATAGTAAGAGAAGCGAGCAAGCCCCGCACTTGGATTTAGTTGCAATGATTGAGGGCTTAACTGCAACCAGTCAGTAACACCCGATTCACCTAAGCGAAGGTACTGGTTAAATGACCCAGATTGCCAGTTGGTGCCATCCCAAATGAGTGGTTGAGATGTAATTGGTGTTGCAGCAGATACATCAGTTAAATCATTAAGAACAACAACCCCACCAGCAGAAGCGTTAGTCCACAAACTTGTAGCAGAGTTATATTTTAATATTTCACCATTTGCAGGTGATGTAATGGCAACATCTGAAAGGTCATCAATAACAACGCTTGCCATGGCTGTACTGTGGTCTAAAGCATTATGGCGAGTATCAGTTAAGTACTGAGTGTGGTCATCATCTGCAAGGCCAGTCATTGACCCGTGGTCGGATACTGGAGTTGATGGGATTGCTCCATCAGTGGAAAGAATCTGTCGGATATCTGTCACTAAGACGATACGGGCATTTACCGAGTTTGTGTATGTATCTAGCGCTTTGTAAATGATTTTGTGAAGCGGGCGAAATTCATGGATAGGTAATGCTGATAAATCAAGGTCTTCCCATAGCGCTTCTTCTGCTAGCCCTTGATTAACATAGGCAGTTTGCCCCATAATGGAAAGTATTGGCTCGTTCAGGTTGTTTGTTGCGACAATCCACGAAATTATGTAATAACCGTTTTGCGCTGTCGCAGTTGTCCACGCTCCGCCAGAATACAAGTTGTACTTTGGTCTACCAGAACCTTGCTTAAAAGCAAATTCTGTTGCATTATCTTTTTTCCAGTGGTCTCCATCTCTGTAAAAAGATGGTATCTCTGCGTTGCCCTGAAGAGTCTGTTCCCATGTGTTTGCAATTGGAGTTGCAGAATGCGTGACATCAACCTGAAGGTCTTCATCAAAAAATGTTCCATTAGCAAGGTCAAACTTTGCATCAGTGTCAGATGAACCGTTACCTGCCGCCCAACTTATTCCAAATCCATTAGCAATAGCCGCACCACGAGTCCTATGTAGGTACTCGTGTGTTGCCCAGTCAAGAGTGATTCCGTGGCGCTCATCAGCAAAGAAGTAAGCCTTATTGTCTACTTCATTCCAGTAAATGTAAGCAGTTGGTGCGTCTGTATCCCAAACAAAGTAACTGGTCCGATAACTTAAAACACCTGAAGAGTCAAAGTAAATGTAGTAAAGACCTGATGTATCTGGAATAATGACCGTTGATGTGGTTGTCTTTACAAACCGTTTACCTGCACACCACACTGTGTATGATGTAGATGCTGGTGCAATAGAAAATGTGCGTGTACCTTCGTTAAATGAAATAACGCTGTCTGCTTTATTCTCATGACCCATCGGCTCATTGGATGGGCTAACCTTATTAACCCAGTTTGTACCATCAAACTCAAGAAATTGACCATTGGCTGGTGTACTGATAACAACATCTGTGAGGGTGTCAAGGGCTAATGCAGTGTTATTACCTGTTACAGCGGCATAGATAGCCACACGAACACTATTGATAGTTGGTACAACGCTGAAGTCAATAGTTACTGTGCCAGTTGTAGTAGCCGCCCAATAAGCGTCAATAACTTCATAAGGAGAAGCCGCATTACGGATAGTAACAAAGACATCACGAGTGTTAAGACCATGCGATAAAACAAAAACATCATTGGTACCATCACCAATAGTTGCGGTGTATGTACTCCCAGCAACTCCTGAAGCACCATTTACCCAGTCGGTGCCGTTATATACAAGGGCTTGACCATTAGAAGGTGTGGTGACAATAACGTCTGAAAGGTCATCAATAGAGCCAACAGTAGAGGCAGTACCAGGAACAAACTTAGTTCCGTTGTATTTAAGTACTTGGTCGCTGGCAGCGCCAGCAGGGTCAATCTCAACGCCCTTGACAAATAGTGATTTGAGAAAGTTAGCCATAATAGTCCTCTACTAGGGTAGCACGAGGCTACCCCTAAGCCAAGATTACTACTCGGTATTGGTTAGCAGTTGGTGCTACCGCAAAGTTTAAAGTAGTCGTAGGTACAGCGGAACCATCATTTACGTTGGTAATGTCAGCGTAGACAACTTCTCCAGAAGATACTTCATAAACATTGACTATTACATCGTTTGTTCCTAAACCATGTGCAATGGCATATGACGTAGCCGATGTAGAAAGAGTTTCAGCATGCTTCTTCTTTGTCCATACGGGAGCAGATGCGCCAGCAACAAGGACATGGCCCGAAGTACCAAGACCGAGGGTGCTTGTAGTAGCAGAACCTGTTTGGTAAACGATTGAACCAGCGGCACCACCAGTAACGTTGGTTGCTGTTGTAGCGGTTGAAGCATTACCTGTGTACTGGGTAGCCGACAGTACTTGTGTACCAGCAATCTTGATGACCTTGGTTGACGCAAGGTCAATATGCTCAGAAGATGTCCATGCCGCTGTGCTAGATACCCAGTTCCATGTCTTATCAGTAAGACCTTTAAGGGTAAGACCACCGCCATTGGCTGTTGAGTCAGATGGGGAAGCAACATCACCCAAAATAAAGTTAATATCATCAACGGTGATGACTGTTGAGTTAATAGTAGTTGTTGTACCTTCAACGGTTAGGTTACCTGCAATAGTAACTGTTCCAGAGGCATTACCGATGTTGAGAGTAGTAGCCGCACCAGCAAAGTTAACTGTGGTAGCCGTTGTGTTAAGTAGGTCAAACGAGGTGCTTGCTGTAGTAAGCGAGGTTGTGATTGCAGGGCTAGTACCAAATACAAGGGAACCAGAGCCAGTTTCGTTAGAAATGACTCCAGCCAGTTCAGCAGATGTAGTTGCCGCAAAAACGCTTAACTTGTCAGTTGTCTTAGCAACGTTAGTGATAGCACCAGAGGCACCATTGACTGTTGTAACGCCCGTAGAGGATGTTAAATACGTTGTGGTGTCTAGTGCCCATGTATCAGCAGCAGTTTTGATAAGGAAGCCAGAGGTGCCTGCAAGTGCGGCTATTGCGGTAAGGTCACCATCAATGGGTTGCCACGTTCCAGCACCACCTGATGAAAGTTCTACCCATGCCGTACCGTTGTAATACTTGAGTTTATTTAAACCACCGTTGGTATCAAAATAAATACCACCAGCCTTTTGGTTAGTTGTAGGTGCTGTACCAGCATTATGAACAACGGCGTTGAGGAGTTCATTGCCATTGATATTGACATTATTTAGAAACTTTGACATTTAATCCTCACGAAAAGTATGCTTTTCCACCAAAACTGGCGGAAAACGAAATAGAAACTTGATTCTCTGTTATATATAATACATCACCTATGACCATGTTCCCGCCGTTATCAACCACGCTCACGGATGGGAAGAACCCCAAATTGTGAGTAATGGTCCACGTGGACGCTGAAACACTCTGGGTGTATACAAATGAGCCACCAACTGGTAAAACAAAGTTAAGAGTTTGAGACGGGGCTACACCAGTAATAGATACAGATGCTGGCACTCCAGCCGTTACAGTACCAATAGCAAGGACGTTGGCAGGTCCAGCCACGCCTGGGTCGTGTACCTCTAATACTTGTTCAGTAGGCTCAGTTACAACAGAAACATTCTTTTTCTGGGTAACTGTTACATACTTATTAGGTGTTTTTGTAACTTCTACGGTGCTCATACAGGTGGTGCTGAAACCGCTGCTTCAACTACTAGGGTTCCTGATGATAGGCAATCCCAATCACCTGACGAATCTTGTACAAAAAGGTCAAATGGGTATGAACCAGCGGCAACGTCGTTGGTATTAGAAATATGTAATTCTAAGGTTGCACCTGTTGCTGGCGCTAGGTAACCACGCTTGCTGGCAGGGGTTAAGGCTATTACGGTGTTTTCTGAAGGTGTGGTGGAATACCAGCGCAAGTCCACAACAGTAGTGCCAGTAGACGTCTTAGCCTGCATGAAGGCGCTTTGGATGGTCATGACAGCGCCAGTTGAGTCCTTCCATGTGAAGGTACGGCGGTAGTCCGTGTGTTGCTTATAACGGATTTCCATAGCCTGTGTGTCCTCCAGAGGGGTAATAGTGTCTAAAGCAGATACAGTAATTGTACCGCCAGATACTGGGCGCTGAACGCCTTTGATAGTAGCCATTACATCGTATTGCAGGTCTCCAAGGGGTAAATCTTGGGTTTCCTCAGCAGTTAATGAAAGTTCAATTCCTCGTTCAGTAGTAATAACTGTAGTAATTTCAACTTTTGATAGAGTTCCTGTTTTGATAAAAGCACGAGCCTCAGTAGGGTACAAAAGGGCGTGGCTATATTTATTTTTTACTATAATAAGGCGCTCCCACGGGAGTCCTCTGTCTAATTTGTAATTGACTGTATGTGGAACGTTAGCCATGTAACTAGTTTACCCTAGACAGGTGCTACTCATCGTCTTGGAAAAAAGACCCCAAGAGATGCAAAGTTAATGTAATACCCGTAATCCACAAAGCAAGGACCTTAACGGAGCCAGAAAGTGTGATTAGTACAAGACAAGTACCTGCAAGTGTCCACAAGAGGGCGTATATTTCTTTAAAGAATTTCATTATTGCTTCCTACGAGAGTCCGATGACGGAGAACCACTGGTAGACGAAGATACAGAAACTGCTGGTGCCATAAATAATATACCAGTTGCGGCAACTAGTACTTTTCTTTGTCCGACGTCAATGTTTGAACCAACGGGGACATATCCATTAAATTTCCCACCGAACACGTTAATTTTATCTTCAAATTCGGCTCTGACTTCCTCTGTAGCACCTTGAACAGCCTCAACAAGTTGTTCGGCTTGTGCGTCAGACAACTCTGATACTTCTACAGCGTCAAAGATTTCTGCGGCTTGTTCGGCTGTAACAGACTGCAAAACTTCTGGGTTAGTAGCAAGGGCGGTTGCTTCATCAGGACTGACACCTTCTTCAATAATATTATCCACAGCCGCTGCAATTTCAGATTGAGGCAACATACTGATGGCTCCTAATAGAGCAGTTACTTCTGGGTCAACCTGTACAAGTTCTTGTACAGGTTCAGTTGTAGTGGTCGTAGAAGGCACTGTAGTGGTCGTAGAGGTACTTGTAGTAGTGGTTGTGGGTACAGGGACCAAAGTGGTAGTACTTGTAGAGGTACTTGTGGTATTCGTCACAGGTGCTAAAGTAGTGGTAGTTTCAGGAACCGTAGTGGAGGTTGTAGATGTTGTACTTGTCGGTAATACTGTCGTTGTCGGTGGCTCTGTTGTCGTTGTCGTTGTCAAAACGGTGGTGGTAGTAGATGACGTGGTTGTGGTTGGTGCCAGTGTCGTTGTGGTTGTGGATGTTGTGGAAGTCGTGGTAGAAGTCGTAGACGTAGTGGTAGAAGTCGTAGAAGTCGTGGAAGTCGTTGTGGTTGGTTCTACCGTAGTAGAGGTTGTAGAAGTGGTTTGAGTAGACCCAACACCATTGAACCCCAGTTCATACCGCAAGTTCCACCCTTGATTTGTATGCCAAGCATCAGGGTTTCCACAGCAAATACCAGCCCGTAGTCTGTAGCGACCAGCAGGTACTTCCATAGAGATGTACGACTGCAAGCCAATGGAGTCATCAATGCTGTAAAGCAAAGTGCCTTCTTCGTTATACAACCACAACATTGGGTCTGAGTTGTACCCAGTAATCATGTATGTTTGCGCTATAAACTGCGTTGTTTCATTGTAATCAAACCAAACATCTGTTGGTTCAGTGATTATTAAGTTTTCGGCTTTAGCGGGAGATGACGGATAAAACCCCAAGAATGTGAGCATTACCCACAAGAAACCACTTGTAATCCGCAAACGGGATTTACGCATTAATACAGTTTATCAGTGTTATAGTGAAGGCATATGAACAAACTAAACGTAGGATGTGGTCCTTTTTATGCGGATGGGTGGGTTAACACTGATGTATTTCAAAGTGAAAACATAACACCTGACGTTCTAGTAAAAAGTGGAGAACCTTACCCGTTTGATGACTCATCTTTTGATGTTATCTATTTAGGTCACATCCTTGAACATATCTCTTGGAATGATGTACCGTCATTTTTAAATGAAATCTCACGTATTGCCACGCCAGATGCTCAAATTATGGTGGTTGGTCCTGATGTCTTTAAAGTTCTTAATATGTGGAAAACTGATGAGTTAGACATCAAAGATGTGATGATTACCTTAGAACATCAAGATAAAAACTTTCAATATGAAAAATATGGTGTTATGTGGGATGGTGCTCCCCACTACTGGAACTGTCATGAAGACCGCATTATTGACTTATTAAATAATATGGGGTTTAAGGATATTTACAATCAGTATGATGCTCTAATCCTTACAGAGGGTGATGTTTGTGGTGTTACTTGGCCTATAGTTGCACGTGTTAAATGGCAAGTCGCTGTTTCTTTTAAAAACAGTAAATAGACACGAAGACGGACCGCTCGCAAGCAATCCGTCTCGGTGGGTAAAACCTCACTAATAATTATACACCCATGTGCATAAAGATGTGAATAACTACTTAACTTTCCATCCAGATGGGCTAGTAAATTCCCAACTGCCCTCGTATGGTTGTTTGACATCATCATGGTTTACAGGCTCTACCTCATAGGGGTCGCCATATCCTTTTGCTTTTTCACGGTCATCGGTTGCAAAAGCAACACCATGAACGCTTCTATTACCTTCAATAATGTCACCAGGTTCAAAAGAAACAGGACTTCCATGCCAAAACTGTTTACCGTGTAGGTGGTCAGATGCGCTCATCAATAAACTCCCTCACAACAAGAGTCCCTAGAGCCACAAGATTCGCACCGATAATGAGCGTGTTCAGGGCGCATTTGACCGCCACACCACACGCATTGCTCAGACAGGTCACAGACTTTATCATCGTCCATTAGTCGTAATCTGTTCCAGATTCCTGGACAAAGTCGTTAAGGTCAGTGTGCAGGACAGTTGGGTCGGGCCAATCTTCTGCTGTGGCAGGACTACCCAATCCGTGGCGGTTGTAATCGTTGTAATCAATTAAATCTACTGCGCCACGCTTAGGGTGATGCAATTCCATCATCATTCCCGTATGTACACCTTTCCAACCTGATGGGTGCTCTATTTCATAAACGGTGGTGTCGTAGTCAGGGTTAAACCGAACAGTTCCCAAACGTCCATGTGCTGGGTTGTTTACCTCATACTTTTGGCGAAACTGCTCATTTTCACGATTTTGTTTTGAAAGTACGTGGTGTTCATAATCTTGGAAACCTTCGGCTTGTGCCATACCATCAAGAAGATGTTGACCAAAAGCAGCACCTGCAATTTCGCTCTCTTCACGCTTGGACATGCCAAACTGTTCACCAAAGTGTTCTTTTCCAGGCATATTATTTAGGAAACTTCCACTCAGGGTTCAAATCACGGCGAATTGAACGTTGTATGTCACCTTGCATATTTTTAATAGCGTGGTGGTCACTTGGTGATTGAGACAATGTAACAATCCCATTACCAATGATTTTTAATTCATGGTGTTTTGATTTAGTTGATAATAAGAATTTAACGTCGTTGTCTACTAAAGAACCTAACATCTGTCGTACACCCTTATGGGTTACGCTTTGTTTGATATGACCATGGTTCATGTGTTGGTCGGGGTTTACGTGGTCTGATGCAGCCATATCTACTTCTGTACGTCTAGACTAATTAACCATTCAGTTTCGGCAAGGCGTTGAACACTAAGGGTGATAGAACGCTTAAAACCATTACTAATAGCCATGTTTTGAGCAATAGAAATTGCTTCACTTTGTGAAATGGTATGAACGGGGTACTTAATAATCATGACCTGTTCCAAGACTTTAAGGAGTCACGAGTGCCATCAAGGGCTTCATCCAATAAACAATCAGGCTCAATAAAAACAAGATTGGCGTGTACTTTTTGAATATCTTCAACTGATTCTTGCATAAGGGTATTTACCATTTTAGAAAGAAACCAATTTGCAAAGATAATACCTTGTAATAAAAGTACTACTTTTGCTTTTTTACTCATGATTCCCAAGGAAGTGGTGCAAATTCCTCGCCTGGAGCGTGTTGGTGTTCTAACCAATCGCTTGGGTGGAAAATATCGTAATCCCCCTGTTTTGCTGCTGCCATGTACTGAGTCATCAATGCTTTCCAGCGTGGGTGTTTTGTATCCATTGGTTCAGTTTTTGGCACTAGAGTTTCTTTACCATAAGCAGGTGCAAAGTCTCCCATGTCTTTTTTGCTTCCTTGTTTAGTTTCAATGTCATGTATACCAAATGAGCCAACACGCTCACCTTCTGGAACATTTTCTGACTCTGGGCGAATATTCATAGGTGCAACACGTACATCTGTACGAGTGCTAGGAATTGCCAAATGGGGAACTGTTGACTTAGCGTAGTCTCTTTCAGTTAACATACGGTCTGAACCCATTGATGGTTCCCATAATTCCATACCTCGTGCACGAAGCGCTTGACAACGAGGGTGGTTACAAGTAGGTCCAGCAGTCTTGATATACCATTCACCAGCAGCACGATTGGCTGCTTCAGCAGCGTTTCTAGGACGACGTATGTCAAAAGTAGATGCACGTGGTCCAGCCTCAATATCCATGCCACCAAATCCAGCACCACGGTATTTACCATGTGTATCGGCGGCGTCAAAGTCCGTAGTGTTTCCAGTATTCTTACTACCACCTGTTTGTTCAGAACCTAACCACTCTGGGTTGTCAGCAACAGCAGCCGCACTTCTGTCAGCCGCTCTTGTGGTTTCAAAATCTGTTGCTCCTGCGCCACGTGTCCTTGCTTTGGAGTTACGAAATGCGGTGTAATCGGCATCAACGCCAGAAAAACCTACACGCATGTCTTCAATGCGTTCTGGGCTGTAATAACCACCGTCATTACCGTCTTCAATAGTATTAAGGTCTGATTCTGTTGGTGCAACAAAATCTCCAAATTGGTCAGACAGTTTGCTGTTTTTAGGGTTATTTGCCATACAACTATTCTACATCATCAAATAACGTAGGTTTGTGACCCGTGTCAAAGTGTTTGCGGCGAGAACGTTGTTTTTTAAGTTTTCCACCTGGGGTAGGGTTATTAATGGCGTCAATTACGCTGGTGTCCTCATCTTTAGTAACAGGCACACTTTTTACTACTTTTCCTTCGGGCTTATCTTCAGCCGCTGATGCTCGTGCTGCTTCAGCCTTTCCTTGTTCTGCAAGGTCTGCTGAGTTCTCTGCTTCTTTCTTTTTACGCCATTCCGCCATCTTGCGGTCTTTATTAGGAGTAAATTCTGGTCCAGAAAACTTGTCGTAATTTTTGCCCGATAAACCCATTAGTTGCGGTACTCTTTAGTCATAGAATATAGTTTACATCAGACAAACCTAATAGGAGAATAAGATGATTGTTGTAGGCACCACAATGGCTGCATTTGTTATGGACCAAGAGGACACTTGGGCATCTTGGATGCGTAATGCTGAGGCTGTAAAAAGCACTCACCCAGAAGTACAGTATTTTGTGGGTATTCAAATAGACAAACGTGGTTTGGAGCCTTTTCAGCCTTTACTGGACCGACTTGCTGAGATTGGTGGTGAGTACTGGACATACTCGTTGGATGATGGTCGTACAAGTGTCACAACCGCTAACCGTCTTCGCCATATTGTTTTTGGGCAAAACCTTGTTGTGGATTACTCCCAGTCACATGGTAACTGCACCCATCTTCTATTTTTAGCCGCTGATTGTCAACCACCAGATGATGTGTTGCCAAAGTTGTTGGAGATGAATTACCCCCTTACAGCACCTTTTATTCCAACCTACGGGTTAATGGGTCCTGTAGTAGACACCTACCCTTTCCCTGTTATGGACGCAATGGCCTCGGCAGCCGCAATTATGGCTGCTCGTGAAGTGTTTACAAAGATTCGGTGGCGTTGGGATGCTGACGAAAAAATGACAGATGACCCCTGTTATCACCATGACGCAAAAGAGTTATTAGGGATACCTACCCATGTGCGTACGGATATCCGTGCAACCCATTTTCCTGTCGCAGTTGGTTCAATTGAATCTCGTGGGCATGACATGACAGTAGTTCGTGATTAGAATATATATACATGAAGATTTTAATTACTGGAGATGCTGGTTTTGTTGGTCGTGAATTTCACCGCCAATTAGATAATGGGAATGATATTACATGCGTTGATATCGTTAATGGTTTAGATGCTCGTAAGTTCTTTGCGGAAGACAATACTAAATTTGATTTAGTTATTCATTTAGCCGCAATTGTTGGGGGTAGGGCAACTATTGAAGGAAACCCTTTAAAAGTCGCTACTGACCTTGCTATTGACTCCGATATGTTCCAATGGGCATTACGTACCAAACCAGACCATGTTGTGTACTACTCGTCTTCTGCGGCATACCCTATTGACCTTCAAGGTTACGGTAGCGAGCACAAACTTGTAG